GGTCTTTGTGATTATTGGACACAAGCTGCTCTTCAGCCACTTGCTTCCGTTTTTTACAAAATCCTTCACACCCTTCCTACTGATCAGACATTCGATCAGTCGGACGGTTGTAAAGAACTTTCCTTCGATAATTCGAAAACATATTATTCCTATGATTTAACTGCCTTTACAGATAGATTTCCGTTCATTGTTGTTTCGAACTTACTTTCTACCATGTACGGCATTGAATATAGTAATAATATTTCCTATATCCTACGTGGTTTTCCTTTTTGAACACCTGATTTGTCTGATTTTTTGTCATACAAAGTTGGTAGTCCGATGGGTACAAGAGCTTCTTGAGCTCTTACCACTGTATGTCACCACCTTGTCATTTATTGGGCGTGTAAAAATTTATGTTTAGATTTTTCCACTGCTCCTTATAAATTACTTGGCGATGATATAGTTATCTGAAGTAATATACTTGCAGTTGAATACTCAAGACTAATTAAATCTCTAGGTGTTGAAATATCTTCTAACAAAACTTTAATCGGAGTTTCTGGTTTCAGTTTTGCTAAACGAATATTCACGTCTAGTGGCGAGATATCGCCGATCAGTTATCGTCTCTGAAAACACTCACTTCATGATTTCTCATGCATGATTGAACTTTCAAAGCAGGTAATTGATAGATCCAACAGTATTAAGTCTTCGGAGGCATATATCCTTAAAAACTTAATGGACCTTTCAATACGTATTAGCAAGTCTCCTCGGAGATTCGTTAAGAAATATTGATTGAGAAATTATGCTTTTATGTTGGACTTATCTGTTAAAAAGAATCGTCTTTTCGATAGAGTGCACCATATTATTCAAACATATGGGGGGCTAAATCTTAAAGGACTCTTACCATGGCATGTTATAGAGTTTTCTGTGAAGAAAATTTTATACCGTATCATGTTGGATAAACTGGCCAAGGATATAAAGAAGTTCAAAGGTCATATTCAACTAAATGAGAGTAACCTCTCTTTTAGTGAAACTGACCACAATAATCTTGAGGTACTACTCGCCTTCGATTTAATCGATGTTGATGAATACCAAGATCTACTTCATATATCACTGCCTCATCTGAATATCAACGAATTTCTTATTGATAAGCCGATTAATGCATTGATATGTGAGATAGCATCAGGTTCAGTCAGTAATTCAAAGTTATTAGACCATATTTCCGGTTTAAGAATTTTAAATTATGATAGGATAACTCGCGAGCTTGAGAAAGCGCTTGAATTATCCCCCGAATCTGTCAAGAGTATTGAAATTTCTAAGTTAATGATAGAAATCAAAGACGACTTACTGACTCATCTAGTACAAAACCG